CTCTACGAACGCGGCAGTCCAGCAAGCCAGAACCGCGACCGCCTCTACGAACGCGGCAGTCCAGCAAGCCAGAACCGCGACCGCCTCTACGAACGCGGCAGTCCAGCAAGCCAGAACCGTAAGTGCGTCGTTTGACGCCAACATTACAATTGCTGGTAGTAAGCTCGTTACAGGTTCCTTGAGCGCGGCCATTAAGGCGTCCCTGAGCGCAACGGCGAGCCTGAATGCTGCGCTACAGCTTGCTCGGTCGGCCACCTCGGACCTTGGCACGGTGGTTCAGATACCCGTTACGGCTACCTCGAGCATGAGTGGCGCCGTTCGTCAGGAACGTACCACGTCGACCAGTATCTCGGCCACGGTTCAGCAGGCCAAGTCGGCGACAGCGAGCCTTACTGCTGCCCTTCGTCAGGCCAAGGGTGCAGTGGCATCTCTTGACGCTGCAATTTCGCGTGCAGTGACGGTTACGACTTCGGCGGATGCGGTTGTTATTGCTGCCTTTATGGTATCGGCGAACCTGACGGGTGCAATTAGGGCCTCGCAGACGGCGACCGTCAGTTTGGGGGCCTACGTTCAAGCGGCCGGACAACAAGCCATTACGTTGTCCCTTAGCTCGGCGGTCAGGCAAGGTAATACCACCTTGACCTCTGTTTCTAGTGCGGTCAAGGACACCCACACGGCCTCGACTTCTCTTAATGGAGCGGTACGCGCTGGGCAGACCAAGGTGGTTTCAGTTGATGTAGCTGTACAGGCAGCTTGTATCGCGTCGGCAGCGGTTGATGCCTTGGTTGCAGCGCAAAGTGCTGTGGTTTCCGCGCTCGGTGCTGCAGTTCGGGCAAACCATGTGGTTACGGCAAGCCTCGAGGCATTTGTCTATACTGACGGCCTTGTGCGTGAGCGCGTGGAGTTGTCCGCCCCCATCAGTAACAGGGCGCTGGGCATCCAGAGCCCGGTGCGTACGAGTGTCACTGCACCTGCTGCGATTACCAAGCGGTGCTCATTGCCATCCGACCTTCATTAGGAGCCTGCCATGTACGAAGTCTATGTAGGGGATGTGGGAACAGAAGTCTCGCTGAATTGCGGGGTCGACATCTCCACAGCCACTGTTCGCAAGATCCTTGTCCAGAAGCCCAACACCACGGCGGTGGTTGAGTGGTCTGCCATGGCCGACGGTGCCAACTCGATCAGGTATCTCACAACAACGGGCGACCTGGACGTGGCCGGCACCTACCTCCTTCAACCTTACGTAGAACTGCCGGGTTGGAGCGGAAAAGGGGAAACGGTGGAACTGTTTGTTCGCCCCGCTTTTGGTTAAAGCATGACATTTACGAAGGAGTGGACACATGGAGGTATTCAAGTACAATTGGACATGTCCAGCATGGGTATTGCGAGCGATGAAGGTTCAACCAGCGTTGCGTTTGACACTCTCCCAACAGGTTTCGCTACTGAAACCGAGTAAGCCCGTGCGATCTCCGGAGGCTCCCCGATGAGCAAGAATATCCTGCAAGACCTTGTCTGGGCCGGGACCGAATCTTCCCTGCAAACCTTCCTGGATATCGATGCGGCGATTGACGAAAAACTGTATGCCGGACCTCCTGCGAGCAATGGTGAGGAAGATAACAGCCCATACCTGCTCGATAAGCGGGGTTCTGTCGGTGTGGTATCTGTGCGGGGTCCGTTGATCAACCGGGATAACTGGGCGACCCGTGCGTTTGGTATCAGCACCTATCCTGCGATTCGTGAAGCGGTTATGGCTGCTGCGACGGATCCGGAAATTACCCATATCCTGATGGACATTGAATCTGGTGGGGGCGCGGTTAACGGCGTGGCCGACGTTGCTAATCTCGTCAGCACCGTGAACAGTCGGATCAAACCCGTGACGTCTTTTACCGATGGCACCATGGCGTCGGCGGCTTATTGGATTGGCTGCTCGGCCGGTAGCGTTTACTCGTCAAAGACCTCGACCGTGGGTTCGATCGGAGTAATTGCGACCCACATGGAGCAGAGCAAAGCTCTTAAGGATGAAGGGATCGGGGTTACGGTGATGCGGGCGGGGAAGTACAAGGCGCTGGCCAACAGCGTCGAACCCTTGTCTGATGCGGCCAAAGCGCAGATCCAGGAACAGTTGGACGGGGCTTATACCGTATTCGTTCAGCACGTCGCCGACGCCCGAAACGTGTCTTATGACATGGCCGACAAGAACATGGCTCAGGGGCGCGAATTCTTCGGCGCAAGTGCGGTAGCCGCAGGTTTGGTGGATGGTATCGAGACTTTCGACTCCTTGTTTTCAAAGCTGTCACAAGACACTATTGACAAACGGGCTCATGTCGTTAACAATTCCCAGCAATTTCGTTTTACCGGACAATCCGGGTCCTCGGAGGTAACTATGGCAGGTCGTCAAGCTCTCACAGAGCAACAAATTGCGGCCCTTGCTGAGTCGGCGGGTGCTGCTGAGGAGGCTGCGGCTTCCACGGAAGCCCCTGCTGTCGAAGCTGCGGCTGCCCAAGATGCTGAGGGTGTTGCTGCCCCAAGCGATTCCGCTCCCCATGCAAGTAATGACCAATTGGTCTCGTACCTGCAAGCCCAAGTCAAGGAACGCGATGACGCGCTGGTTCAGGCCCGCGTGCAGGTTGCGACCCTGACCGAGAGCCTGGCGGCGTCCGAAGCGGTTGTGGGGGATCTGGTGGCCATTGCTGCCAAGTCGCTCAACAACATGCAGGTCGCCCTTGGGGGCGCTGCCCTTGACCTGAGTGCTCAATCGCCCCTGGCGGTGATTACCGAGCACAAACGTGTCTCGGCGCAATTTCTTTCCAAGTTCAAGGCGGGAGGTGTCGCCGCAGTAGATGCCGCCAATGCCGAAGTGAAGGAGCCTGTGCTGGACCCCCTGCACATGGCGCGAATCGCTGCGACCCGTGTGAAATAAGGAGGCCATAAATGGCTAAGTTCGTGATTGTTGAAACCATCCTTCAGTCTGAAGTCAAGACTGTTCGTTTGGGTGCTGGGACTGGTACTTCCAATAACGTCGATCAGAAAGAGGTTGGCAAGCCGGTGAAGTTGGCAGGCGAATCCCGTTTTGATCTTTGTGCGGCCGGTGACGCGATCGAGGCGATTGTTACCTCGGTCGAGGTGGCGACGGCGGATGGTTATTCCATCGGCGGCGTGGCCAACGAAGGCTATAAGGCCGTAACGTTTGACGGTCTGCAGGCAACCCCCGGAACCGGCACCTTGGCTGTCGGTGACTACGTGGTTGCTGGCACCGCTGTCGCCAAGGGTACCGCGCTGTCGGCCCCGATGAAGGTCTGCAAGGCGACGACCCAGACGGGTCAATACTTCGCTTGGCGTGTTGTCTCCCTCGGCTCGGCTGGTACGGGCGCGGTTGGCACCACTGGTGTCATTGAACGCGTGAATCACTAAGGAGGAAACAACATGGCTTCGTTTATCAACGCTCAAGGGGAAACCCAACAGCTTCCGCTGGATGTCACCATGTACAAGGCTGCGGCTGAGAAGAACATGTCGCTGCCCCAGTACCTGAACACCCACTTCCCGACCAACGCCGAGAAGTATGGCACCACGTTCGAGCAGTTGTGTGCGTCCGAAGGCATCTTCATCAAGCCGGACAAGACCCACGGCATCCGCCCGTCGACGATGGCTGAAGTTCTGGATGGCAACGCCCGTCTGGAAGCGGGGGTGGTGACCAAGGATTCGGTTCCGGCATCCCGCATCATCTTTCCGGCCGTGTTCCTCCAGGCGATTGAAAGTGCCCTCGTGCCCAACCTGACGATGGCGCCGACTGCCGTCGATGACATGATCGGCTACGAGGAGAGTGTCAACGGCGATCGCTACGAGCAGCCTGTGATCGACTACACGAACCCGTCTGCTGGCTACTCGCAGCGCATTGCCCAGTTGGCAATGCCCGCTTCGATGATGACCATCACGGTCTCGGATGTGGCTCGCCGCATCCCGACGTATGGCATCGGCCTTGAGGTGTCCGAGCAAGCCCTGAAGTCGACCAGTATCGACTTCGTTGCCTTGTCGATTGCCCGTCAGGCTGCCATCGAGAAGAATACGCGTGCTCAGGCTGCGCTGCTGGCGGTCTGGAACGGGGACCTCGATTCGGGTGATGGTTCCCTGTCGTCGTTGAGTCAGGTCAAGACCACGACCTCGTATGACTCCGCAGCGACGGGTGGGGTGATCACGCAAAAAGCCTGGATGAAGTTCCTGATGGACGGCGCCTTGAAGAAGACCGTAACCCATGTGGTTACGGACATCGATACCGCGCTGAAGATCGAAGGTCGTACTGGCAAGCCGGTAATCACGACCGATAACCCGAACTCGCCACGTCTGGATACGCTCTTTACAGTTGCGAATCCGTTGTGGCCCGATAGCGTCAAGCTGTACATCAACACGGACAGCAACTGGCCTGCCTCCAGCATCATGGCCCTTGACAAGCGTTATTCGCTGCGTCGGGTGACCTCGATGACGGCCAATTACTCGGCTATCGAGTCATACGTGATGCGCCGTTCCACCGCCCTTCGGGTCGATTTTGGGTGGGAGATCCATCGGATGTTCTCCGAGGCGACCACGGGTATGACTGTGGCGTAATCCAGCAGTGTAGTGTGAGCATAAACGGCCCGTCATACGGCGGGCCGTTTGCCAAATTGGAGACCGCAATGGCTGAAGCAAAGAAAGAGAAGGACGAAGTCGTTTTTATTCGCACGGTTTTCGGTGACATGGTTGACCCGACGAACAGCCAAAGGTACACGACCGAAGGACAGAAGGTGGTCATGACACCTTGGATCAAGATTCAGGCGGAAGCTGGCAAGATTGTTTTTGAGTGAGGTCATCAATGGCTAAGAAGAAGGGCAAAGGGCGCGGCGGCAAGGGCCGGGGCTGTTAAGGAAACCGCGACATGGCTCTGGCTTCCTACACCACATACGATGAGGTCCGGGCCCTGCTTGGAGTCTCTTCCGCCGAGTTGCCCGATGATGTTCTCAGCCTTCAAGTGTATGACATCGGCTTGACCGGGGAGCTTTACGATATCTCGCCGACCTGTGCCAGTTCCTATGTCACGGTATCGAATAAACAACCCAGCGCCCGGACCACAGCAGAGCAGTGGTTCTACGATTCGGTGCGTATCTTCGCCGCGTACGCCGTGGCAAAGCAACTCACGAGCAGCCTGCCCATGTTTGGGCCGAAGGATATCTCGGACGGCAAGGCCACAGTATCCCGGTTTGCGGACTCGCCCTATCGTGCGGTCGTGACTGCGATTGCCAAGGCGTACGATCAGATGCGTGCCCGCCTGGACAAGGCTCTGGCCTCCATGAACAGCACTTCGGTGACGGCCTCACCCCGCACGTTTTTCTCGGTCGTCAGCCCCTCGATCGACCCTGTCACAGGTGAGTAATCAATGCGGTTAGCTGATGCCGCCACGTACTTCGACCGCCTGACGTGTGCTGACGCCTATAACCCCGCCACGACGTTCAAAGCGCAGTTCAATCTGTACGACGACAGTACGCGGGACGGCGTGACCGTTGAGCGGCGCGTGATTTCGACAGCGCCGAGTGTGGCCATACCGGCGCGGCGCGTGATCATAGTCGAGGCGCAGCCCTGGCTTGTTGGTAACGTAGCCCCTGACTATTTTGATGATGCCGCGATCCGGTACAGGTACCCGGTGCAGCGTGCGGACGGCCTCGCTACTATCAAGACCATTCAGCAGACTCTTCAAGGAGGCCCAGGGACCTCGGCGTATGCTGGGGTGGCTTGGGTCAAAGGCGCCAAAGAGGTTGATGAGTCCTCCAACATTTTCGACGTACTGAACGCATATTTCTCCTCGACCGAGACCTTGTCGGAACACATGATGTTTTCGCTGGTCGGTCGGTGGTATCTCGTGCGAACCGTGTTCGGGTCCTCGGCCGGATTCCTGACTGCGATGGTGGATGAGTTGCCGGAGCCCGTTGTCGAGACGGGCTCGATCGCGGTACGGACGTACAACCCTGTGTCGGATAGCCACACGAGTACCAACACGAGCCTGCAGGTGGTTCGCATGCGGTGGCAGTCGGCGTTTGAGTACTTGAGCCCTGCTTCAGAGAATTATGAGCGGGGCGACATGCAGGCCATGATCCTGAAAGCGGTGACCCCGAAAGTTCAGGATATGTTGAACCTGTCGGACGGTGCATGGCGCATCCTTGCGATGAACGACGAGGGGACGTACTGGTCCCTACACCTGAGAGCCGCGTGATGGTAGTGATCAAGAACCTTGACAAGACACTGGCCCAGTTGGATGCCTGGGCGAAGAAAGCTGAAAAAGCGGTGACTCAGGTCGCTCGCGGCGTTGCTGTTCGGGCGTTCAATCGAATCATCTACACCGGCCCGCAGTTTAGCGGCGACTTTGTTGCGAACATGCGCCTGTCACTGAACTCCGCTGACACCACGTTTGAAGAGGGCGCCCTTGGTGTGACCAAAGGTGAGCCCTTCCAGCAGGGGTCGCGTCCCGCGATCCAATACGCGGCGTTCAACGCGGCAGTGGCTTTGAATGGGTTCAAGCTCGGCGACAAGATCATCATCTCGTCCTCGGCCCGCCACAAGAGCGACAACTACGCCTTCAAGATCGAGAACGACCAGATCAACTTCCGTCCTGTGAATCCGATGGGTGGCTCGACCTTCAAGAAGACCCGCGCCCATATCGCAAACACTTATGGCAACCTGTCGTTGGCGCAGATCCAGCAACTTCGTTCAGCGAGGCTCGTCTAATGAACTATGAGTCAGCGCGTGACGCGGTGGTTGGCCATCTCCATACGAACTGGAGCACAGCCTACCCTTCGGTTCCTGTGTTCTATGAGAATCAGGACACCCCTGCACTGGACACGGTAGGCAACGCCTTCCTGCGCGTGGAACTGTCCTTCGATGACGCGGATCAGGCTTCCCTTGAGGGGGCCTCGCCCATGACCCGGGTCCATGGCTTGTTTGACATCACCGTCATGTCGAAGCAAGGCACCGGGACAAAGACCGGGTTGTCGTATCTCGATTTTCTCGTGGGACTTTTCAAACATCGCAACCTTTCGGGACTGCAGGTGGGGACCCCCAAACCTGGACACCGTGAGTTGCATGATGGGTGGCACATGCAGCAACTGCTCGTGCCTTTCTGGTTCAATAATTGACGCTATTGCAATGCTGGACTCATGTTTATATAATTTGCCGCAACCCTCTCAAAGGAGTGTTTGACCATGCCCACCGCCTCTTCCAACCTTGCTCAGGTAAGGTACGCCCCTGAAGCCACCTATGGCACGATCCCGAGCACCTCGACCGTTGGGGCTCGCGCTCTCCGGATTACCGGCGAGTCCCTTACTTATGCTGTCCAGTCCGATACTTCCAAGGAACTCCGGAGCGATCGTCAGGTTACCGACCTTGTTCTGACCGGCGCGTCTGCCTCGGGAGGCGTCAACTTCGAGGCATCCTATGCGGAGTTTGACGAGCTTCTCGAAGCGACCATGATGGGGACCTGGTCTCCCCTGGGTGCTTCGGCTTCGACCTTTACCGGAACATCTGCTTCTGCGACTGCCATTACTGCTACTGTGGCTCCGACGGGGAACGACGCATTTACCAACCTCTTTACAGGGCAATGGATCCGTGTGGTGGCCCCAGGCAATCTGTGTAACGGTCAGATTGTCAAGATCCACGCCTCGACCTCCCCAACCGCGACTGTCATCACCCTTGACCCCTCGACGCCGCTGATCGGTGGTGGGGCTACGGGTGCGGGCTGCGCCATCGATACCCTTGGGTGCCAGCGCGTGGCTTGGGCTGGTACGTGGCTCGCCAACGGCACCTCGATCACGATCGGCGTGGCCCCGACAGGCGCTGACCTCCATACCACGAACCTTGTGGTCGGTCAGTGGGTTCGCCTGAAGGCCCCGGGCAATGGTGCGGATGGCACGCTGTTCAAGGTCGCTGCTCTGCCTGATGCGACGCACATCACTCTCGATGCTGCAACTCCTCTGCCTAACGTCGCAGGTACCGGGGTAACGGGTTGCCGCCTTGTTTCGACGCGCCTCTCCAACAGCACCACTCAACGGTCCTTCACCGTGGAGAGAGGTCTCACGGATGCCGCGCAATACTTTGCCTACCGTGGCATGAACCTGTCCAAACTGTCGATGAGCTTCGCCTCGGGCGCGATTGTTGGAGGTTCGTTTGAGTTCCTCGGTAAGGACTCTATGGCGCCTACCGGGGCTACGCAGCTTTCTTCGACGGCCCAGCCGTCGAAGACTGGGGATGTCATGAACGCGGTGGCAGGAGTGGGCAACGTCCTCGAGAATGGTTCAGCCATCACAGGTACCTATATCAAATCCCTGAAATTTGATCTGGATAACAAGCTGCGTGGGCAGACCGCTATCGGGGTGTTTGGTAATGCTGCGGTTGTTCCTGGCACCCTTGAGGTCAAGGGCGAAATCGAGGTTTACCTTGCCAACGGTACGATGTATTCCAAATTCATCAACAATACCGCGACTTCGATCGAATTCACCATGAAGGACATGACCACGGGCTTTGCTTATGCGCTCAAGTTCCCGAAGGTGAAGTTCAATGATGCCAAAGTGCAGGCGGGCGGTCTTGATCAAGACGTGATGTTGACGATGCCTTTCACTGCCTTGATGGACACGACCACAAACAAGACCTTCATTATTGACCGTATCTAAGGAGTAAGACGGAGGGCGCAGCGGCGCCCTCCAGGTTCACTTTGTAGAGATTTCGATGAGCTTGTATTGACACTTTGAAAAGGAAGGACTCATGGATATTTTCAAGACTTTTGCGACCGACACCGCCAAGGAAACCGATGGCATCTGGGTCGACATCGGCGATGCTCAGTTCCTGGTTGCTCGCGCAGGCAACCAGAAATACGCCAAGAAGCTCTCCAAGCTGTTCGAGCGGAACCAGAAGCTGCTTGAGCGCAAGGATGCTGCGGCGGACAAGCTCTCCGAGAAGCTCATGGTCGAGGTCCTTGCCGAGACCATCCTGCTGGATTGGAAGAATGTCCAGTATGAGGACAAGGATCTGGCTTACAGCCGCGAGAGCGCCGAGATGCTTCTGAACATCAAGGATTTCCGGAAGCAGATCATGCAGCTTTCGGACGATTTCAACGCGTACAAGATGGTGCAGGAGGATGATCAGGAAAAAAACTGATCGAGGTGCTCAAGTGGAATCTCCAGTGGGGGTCTGAATTGAGGACCCTCATGGAGGTCCAAGAGAGCACCGGGGTTACGCCGCAGTCCTTGCGGAGTCGTCCGGAAATGCTGACAGGATCAGGAAGGTACCTTGAAGCGTTCTGGACTCTGAGCAGGGGTAGGGGTCAGGGACTTTCCGGGCCGTTACCTATAGCAGTGAGCGAGGTACTCGCGTACCTTACGATGATCGAGGAATACAGTGTGAGTGAGCGGTTAAGGATTCTCAGACTGATCCAGTCCCTGGATGGGGCGTACCTCGATTACGCCGCCAGCAAGATTTCCAAATCTGTCCCGGCTGCGCCAGCGGCCAAAGTGAGCGCAGCGTGAGCGACGTCACCCTTGAGTTTGGCATTACCACCGACTCAGCTTCACGGGAACTTCTGAAGCTGATAGGGCAGATTCACAGATCCTTGTCGGGTTTGGATCGGATGATGGCTGACGCTGGCAAGTCTTCTGGGGCTGCGTTGGTCAGTGGGGTAGAGCCTTCGTTCAAGGAATTCCACCGCAGGGCTAGGCAGGCGCTCCAAAATGCTGGAACCGAGGCTGGAAAGACTTTTGTTGATGCGGCTGGTAAGGAAATTGATGGAGTGGCCGCGAAGCTGGATCAGACCTACAGGAAGTCTCGTGAGGTTCTGGAACAGATATCCCGCTTGGATGTCAAGTTCGATAATTCGTCATACGAGAAGCGTTTATCGATCCTTCGCCAGATCAATGGTGAATTAGCGAAGGGAACCGGGGAGGGTAACCTTCGATCGCATTATGGCAATAGTGCCGTGGATGCCGCCCTCTCTGCAACGAACTCCAACATTGAGCGGCTCAAGGCAAACCTCTCAACCCTGAAGGCTCTGCCCGAGAACTTCCGTACCCTCACGGTCCGGGCGAATGAGTCGGCGGAGGCTGTCAGCAGGGCCTACGCTGCGCTGGAACGCGTCCAAGGCAACATCGCCGGGGTCAAGGCTCTGCCCGAGAACTTCCGTACCCTCACGGTCCGGGCGAATGAGTCGGCGGAGTCGATGCGGGCAGCCTACGCCCAACTAGAGAGAATCTCGAGCAATATCGCTGCCTCCAGGAACCTACGTGAATCCGCTGAGGGGTTCCGGCTCCTTAGTGCGAACGCCCACCTTGCTGCGGTAAGTGTGCAGGACTATGTGTTGGCTGCTGCACGGATGGGGAATGTACAAGGTGTAGGAGGTATCAAGGCATTGACCCAAGCAGGCAGCAGTAGCAATACCCTTGCGGAGATGCGAGCGTACTACAAAGCCCAAGAAGGGTTCCAGTACCCGACTGCTGGCGCATCAACCATGGATCTGCTGAAACAGCGCGTTAAAGAGACTGTGGATGAGTTTAGGAAAGCCAACCCTCATATCAAGGAGACAGGGGAGCGCGTCAATAATGTTGGGTCGGCCACCCGTGAACTCCACTCCGCAATGCGCGGGTTGACCGGAGCCTTCGGAGCAACGTGGTTGACGTGGGGCAGCACTATTCCGCTGGCCACTTTCGCCGCACTAGGGGCCTCCCTCCGGCAAGCCATTAAACTGGGTAGCGAGCTTGAGTACCAACTTACCTTCGTGAAGGCATTGTCTGGTGAGTCTCAAGCTGCGGTTGGTCGCATGCAGGCGCTGGTCTATGAGCAGGCCCAGAACGGGTTATACGGCCCAACCGAGCTTGCCAACGGTCTGCGGATACTGTCTCAGGCTGGCCTGACCGCGAGCGAGTCCATGTCGGCCCTCTCATCCACGACACAACTTGCGACCGTCGGTGAGATGAGTATGAAGGACGCTGCCATTACTTTGGTCGGTGTCATGAACGCTTTTTCGCTGACAGTGGCGGATATCCCGCACGTCGGCGATGTGTTTGCCAAAGCGGCGGCGGTTTCACAAACCAGCGTCGAGCAGATGACCCAAGCTATGCGGATGGCCTCCGTGGCGGGTGAGATGTACGGCGCAACCATGGAAGATACGGCCACCGCCCTGACTTTGCTGGCAAAAGTGAATATTACCGGGACGGCGGCAGGCACGTCATTCCGGAATATGTTGAAGGAGATATACACCCCGTCACAACAAGCGGCCGATGCCTGGAAACGTATTGGCGTTTCAGCGACGGATGCTGGCGGTAGTGTGCGCTCGTTCAGTGATGTTCTCTACGACCTGAAGAGTAAGCTGGCCGAGTACAGCCGGCCGGACCAAATGAACATTCTTCAGCGTTTGTTTGGGGAACGTGGGTCGAAAGAGGCTATCGCCATGTTGTCCCAAACCAGGGACGAGTGGGATAAGCTGCAACAGACCATTTCCAGCAGCTCAGGTTTCATGGCGCGCGTGAGCGAGGAGCTGGAAGCGACCTCCAAAGGTACGTTGAAGCAGGCGTTCAACACCCTTGAGGTCTCGCTGGTAAAGGCATTTGAGACCACGGAAGGCTCCGTACAATCCCTTGCGGCGTCCATGAAGGAGTTGTTTGGGTCTCAGCAGTTTGTTGAGACGGTGAAGAGTGTAGTTGGGTGGATGGTGAATTTGGCCAAGGTCGTGGTTGATTTGTCCGGAGCCCTGCTGGCTGGCGCTGTGGCCTGGGGCGCTTGGAAGGTCGCCGCCTTGGCGGGGGTCGCTGCCCTTGGCCCAATTGGGTTGGGGGTCGCCGCCCTGACTTTTACCCTGTCCTCCCTGTGGCTTGCCATGAAGGGGTCTGAGGCGTCGTCAGCCGCTGACGCAGTGCAGAATAATGCTCAACGCACGATCGACGCCCTGAGAAACGAGGCGGGCGCTGCCGAAGGCGCCCTGGTTGCTTTACGCAACCTCAATGCGGAGAAATTGAAGGGGGGTTCTTCCAACCAATCCTCAGGAACCCCCGCTGACAGTATAGAGAAAGAGCTTGATGCTTTATTGAAGAGGCGGGTTCACCGGAACTTCATCTCGCAGGGCTTTGCAGCCGTGGGTGGTTTGTTTGGGCAGCCCCTTGAAGACCAGATAGCTCTCAAGCAGAGGCAACTCAAAGAGGCAAGAGAGCAGGAGGCCCGTGCCGCAGCCGCTAACCGTGAGCTTAACATGGAGCGCTCTATTGCCTCTGGCCTTGATGTGAATCTCAAGGGTCTGATTGACTCAAATGATTCTGCGGTCAACCTAGTGACCAAGAAATGGTCTGACCCCGCTAAGGGAGGGTCTTCAACCAAACTTTCTGCCGAGGCATGGTTGGCCAAAAAGGAGGTTGAATCCCTTTCGGCCTCGTACACACAGTTCGAGCGCGTGTCCAAGTCGGCATTGTCCTTTGAGAAGCATAAGGCGGATCTTGCGGTCAAGTACGGTGAGATGTCGCAGGATGCTGCTGCAATGGTGTTTGCTGTCAAGGAGCAGGCCGCGAATCAGGTTTTGCTGGTTGAGGGCGAGGCAAAGGAGTTGGCGATCAAGCAACAGATCGCGACATTGAACAAGACTCGCGATGCTAATACGATCACGGAGTTGAACACAAAGCTCGGGTCTTTGCAGGCCAGTAATGCGTTGTTACGTACCGAGAATACCCGTAAAGCCGTTCTCATGGACCTTGAGGCACAGTATCGCCGTCAAAAGGAGCTACGTGAAGCTGAGGCCGCCATGGCCAAGGTCTCGCTAGAGACTGACTTGATGATCGACAAGAAGCGGTTGGAGGTTAATAGGCAGTTGATGGACCCGGGTGCTCTTGCTTACGAAGAAGGAAAGTTGCAGGTCACTCAGAAGTATGCCGCTGAACTCCAGAAGATGGAACTGTCAATCGAGCACCACACAGATTTGTGGGATAAGGCTGCGGATGCGTATGCTGCCGCTACTGATCCCGCGACTGCGGAAGGGTTCCGCAAGGAGATGGAGGGCGAAGCCAAGCAGGTTGAGCATCTCACTGAACTGTTCAAGAAATTCGGCTTACGTGTCGAGACTGAGGCGGAGCGTGCGGGGGCGGCCTTCCGCACGCTCTCTGATGAACAGCAAACCTTTGGTTTTGGCATGTCCAAAGCCCTTAATGATCTGTTCAACAAGTCCGGTAACGCTGCCAAAGATGCCGAGACCATCTTCAATACTGCATTCAAGGGTATGGAAGACATGATCTTTGATTGGCTCGATACAGGTAAGTGGAGTTCCAAGAAATTTGTAGATGCCATGGAGCAGGAACTCAAGCGCCTTGCCGCCAGGAAGATTGTGGTTGAGATTGTTGGATCCATCTCGGGGTTGGTAGCGGCTGGCGGAAGCGCCCTACTCAGTTTGTTGGGCGGTGGCGGGTCATCAGGGTCAGGTAGTTCTTTGGGGACTTTGAGCAGCGCCTTGAATGCTGCCTCTAGTGCGTCGACCCTATGGGCTTTTGGGCAGGGATTGCTTACTGGCTCTGGTACAGGTATGGCTGGTACCGTTGGGGCCGCCATCAATGGTGCTTACACTGCTGGAAGTGTAGGAGGGGTGGCAGGGCTCTCCGCGTATGGCTCGATTGCTAGTGGAACCACGTATGGAACAGGGCTCCTATCACAACAATCGTTGATGTTGGCCGCACAAGAAGCCCCATTACTTGGGTTAAGTGCTGGGGCCGGTGGCGGCGCGGCTGCCGGTGGTGCGGCTGGTGGCGGCGCTGCCGCTGCCGGTGGAGCATCCTGGCTCCCTTACGTTGGATGGGCTATTGCCGCAGCTTCCTTGATTTATGCCTTAACTGGAGGGGGCGGTACCCCACACAGAGGTGCGGTCGCGTTCGGCAGCGAGACCGGGTTCACGAACCCCAAGACGACCTCCGATCTTCAATCGATGTACGCCAACCCTAGTGACTACGATCAGTTCGGCGGCAGCGACTTTACCAAGAGATATACGGCGAGTATTGGCAATGCCCTGGGTCCTGTGGCTCAAGGTATGGCCCAGACTTTCAACAACATCACCCGCAAGTATGGGGCCGGTGAGGGCTATCAGGTTGGCCTCGGGTTCAGCGCCGACAATGACAGCAAGAGCCGGGGCCGATTCAGCATCATCGACTCGAAGGGTAACGAGATCACGGACTTCATGGGCCGTTACAACAAGAAAACGGGCAAAGGTATGGAGCAATTCTTCACCGCTGCCCAAGGCGGCTTGTTGGAGGGGCTCGCCAAACTGAATCTCGGTCCGACGATCAATAAGTACCTGGGCAGCGCCGGCAGTGCCCTTCGCAGCATGACCAAGGAGCAGACCACAACGATTCTGGGTCTGATGGCGAACGGCAAGATCGAGAAACTCCTCGACGTCATGCAGGGTGTGGGTATGGGCTTCACGGATATCACCAACAAACTGGTGACACTGGTGCCGGTCCTTGGTGCGGTCGACCGTGTCTCGGACGAGTTTGCGAAGGCCATCATCCTGTTCAAAGGGAGCGGTGAGGATCTGGTCAAGTTCTCGGACGCAATGGTGACGTTAAGCGAGGCGCTCAACACCGACCCGTTTGAAGCCTACGCGAAGACCGCGTCGGAGCAGAACAACCTGCTTCTGCAAATGGGCCGCAAGGCTGCGGATCTCCGCACCATGTCGAAGGCATTTGACGGTACGGTCACAGCCGCGCAAGCCCTGGCAACCGTCACACAAGAACGGTATCAGATAGAACTCCAACTGGCGCAACAACTTGCGGATGCCGTGAAAACGACCTCGACGATGTTCGAGGACTCGATCCGTTCCGTCAAGCTCGATGTGCTCGATGCCCCAGGCAAGTACGACTTCTATGACAAGGAATCTGCCCGTTACCGTGACGTGTTGATGACGCTGACGGATCCAGCAATGATTCAGGAGTATGCGGGCCGGCTCAACAGCAACATCATGGCCGCTTGGGGCGTCCTGACTGATGAACAGAAGAAGGACACCTCGGACAAATTTGTCAAACTGCTTGAGGATAGTGATCAGTTGGCTCTGTCCCGGTACGCGGCGGTCAAGGAAACCACGAAGTCGGACAATGAGCAGTTGAAGGCAGACATTGCGGCGGCAGTGAGCGCAGCGGTTTCAAAGATTGCCGCAGCGGCCAGTATTCCTCAGAAAGTGGAAGTGTCTGTAGCTATACCAGGTATTGCCTCCGTGAGTGAAGTGGTGGCCTACTGATGCGCACGCTGTCCGGAACGCTGGTTACCGAGCTTGGCCTGACCCGCACCCGGCCGGGCTACCTGGTCGAGCTTGGCTTTGCGTCGACCCTGCGGCTGTCGACCCTGGGGGCGTTGAGCTACAACGGCTATTCGTGGTATCCCGCCGATATCAGGGTGGCGGGGCTGTCGCGCAACGAGCAGGGCCAGCAGGCGGGCACGCTGTCGATCGGCAATGCCGACCTCGATTACG